TTGCTCACCTGTGCGCCTGATACCGTAAAGCCAGCACCGGAACGGGCAACAGCAACACGGGCATATCCGGTGTAGCCGATCTCGTTGGTGGTCTGATCGCCAGCATCGGCAGGGTCAGACGAATGCAGCGCAACGTAGAACGATCCGGCAGTTGCCGAGTTCTGCAAGCCACCAGCATCACCGACGTTTGCCCAATCGACGTTGTTGAACAGCAGGAGAAGCAGGTTGGTTTCAGATGCGTTTGACATTGACATTATATTGCTCCTTTAAGAATAACTCAGGCTGGCACGATTGTTCCAGACCTTATCAAATGTGTCGTTACCTGAAGCCCAAGTTACAGTTACATCGGAGTCTGTACCAAACACGTACTTGGAAATCCGCCAAGCAACATCTCCATCAGCCGTACCAACAGCCGCTTCACCCTTGTACATGGTAGTTGAATCAACGAAGTCTATGCGTGTAGCGTAGGTCACTGCTGCGTCTCCTGAACCTGCAAGAATGTTCAGTAAAGCCTTACCATAACTTCCGCTAAATGTCAAGTTACCTTGGAATTCAATCAGGTTTGTATCACGGACTTCTGTAGTCCCTTTACGAACGGTCAGGCCATTACCAACATCACATAGACCAGTACCTGATCCGACACCGATACAATCCCTCAAACCGTAGCCTAATATGTCTAAAGAACCTTCAGCGGTTCCTTCGTTCGACGCGATTGCTTGGAAAGTTACAGAAGGGATACAAGTCCCTTGTTGGGTTGACGTGCCGATGCAATCGGCTGTCAGTGTGCATCCAGCACTTATACCACCACCATCAGGCGTAACTGTTGCTGGAGACCATGACCACATTTAATCACTCACTTTGAGAATAACACTTCCTATCGCTTGTTGGTAGACGTCACCGGAACGAACCATCCGGCTAGTTGCTACAGCACTTTGAGTAATCTCGCCGTGACCAACTAAAGCCCCGCCAACAATACGAACACCCCAATGGCTGATTGGAGCACTCCAATCAGCCGAAGCCTGCGGGAAAGTCACAACGCCGGTATTAGCAATCTGAGTTCCACCAGAGACAACGGTGTTTGTGCCGAATGTGATTGCTTGGCGGGCATAAGAGCCGCCTGAGACTTCGGTTCCCGCATCAGATGCAGTAGGGTCAGAAGTGTAAAGGGCTAGTTCAAGACTATTGGTCTTGATCGCTGTAAGGATGACGGCTTGATATGCGCGACTAAACATTATTTACCTTTCTTACCTTTACCACGCTTTTTACAGGCCATATCAGATCACCTCAGTGAATCTTGCGATACCATCGGAACTTCCAGCAGCCTTGATAACCGCAACATACTCTGCGGGGAGAATCATCAGACGTTCGCCCGGCATAAGCAGCATGTTAGCTGCTGTAGCCACTACAGTGCCGTCACCCGTGTTAAGGTGTAAAGCAACCGTGTTGGCGACATGATACACAGCAGCATTGATAGCGCCGGTAGTCCTAGAACTCGTTACAAGGGCATCAAGACCAATCGTGGTTCCATCTGGGTTCGGTACAGGGTTCGTTATGATGCCGGTAGTTCGGTCGGCTTGTAGCTGAACCTCGTAAGACGCTGCGTTACCTGAACCACCCCATACTTGAGCCATTCAATTACTCCCCAAAGGAACCTTCAGATTTCGGAGGACGACCACGACGCTTGCCTGTACCGTTTTCAATCACATCTTCAGCAGTCGTGTCTTTAGGCAACTCAACTTCTTCAACAGGCTTCAGTTCAGTCGTGACACCCGGTTTGACTTCGATTCGCTTTACACGACCGGCATCAAGTTCAAGTTGCAGAAGTTCATCTGGGATATCACCGAACACACCGGCTTCTGTGACTTCGATGGGGTAGCCCCAAGCCATCTTGGAGTCATAGGCGACATGAGTGTTGAACTGAACGCGAGGCATTATTCTTCGTCCTTCTTAGGGGGCTTCTTGACTTCAGGCGCTTTAATACGGACAGCAGCAACTTCAGAAGCTACAAGTTCATCAGGGACATCACCGAACACACCGGCTTCAGTGACTTCTACTGCGTAGCCATAAGCGGATTTGAGTTCTGGTTGGGGTGATACATTAAATTGAACACGCGGCATGGGTAAGCCCTCCTATAGATTTGGTTAGGTGTATCATAGTTTTGTTGGGTTGTCAAGTGGTCAAGCGTAACCACAGATAATGCAAGTATGCCCCAAACTTCGTCTTGTGTTCTGATCGACAATTATCACAGCAAGTCCAACAGAATTTTATTTGATTACGCGCAGTCATCAGGCAAACCTAGTTCACGATTAAGGGATACATCGTCAAGTCGCAGTAAGTCCTGATCTAGCTTCGGGCCATCTTTCGCTTTTGCGAATGTTCCGTTGCTGTACACGCCAACGCCTTTAAGGATGAATGCGGGCATGGTTAGGCGTTTTTCCATTGGGTGCTCGCAATTAGGGCATGTCACAACCTCGTCATGGGTCTTTACGAACTTTTCGATAAAGTTGTTGCATGAGGTATTCGTGCATTGATAGTTGAAAATTTTCAAGTTATTGCTCCTTTGCGTTAGTCCATGACCACTTTATCTTACCACAGTCATAAATCCTACGCAAGCCTAGATTGTGACAGTTCTCTCGTTCGCTTAGATTAGGATCAAATTTGTCGCCAAACCTTGCTTGTAGACTAGACCTACGGAATAACGATTTGTGTTTCCTTGTATCTCTATCAATCACTTTGTAGTCTGGTGCAAGTTCCGCAGACTTAACAAACCCCAACTTAGGGTACATGTCACCAGTGAACCAAGTCTTGTCTGAAAAGCTAAAAACATTATCCGGCTTCCACTTACTTGAGAAGTAATTAAACAGCTTAGATGCTCCTCCAACAACAGAACACGACGTAGCATACCTTGTTAGTTCGTAAGTACCCTCAACAACTACACCTCTGTTGGATGTGTTGGACGAAAACTGCATAACTGCTACAAGTTCATCGTCATGCTTCAGACCTAGATGAATCTGTGAGGTTGACTTACCTTGGATGTGGTTACTATCTAAGAAATCGTTAGCTATCTTGGGTTCTAGTTCTACCACAGCACACTTCCTAGCAAACACACGCTCTCCAACGACACCTAAAGCCTGTTGAATATACCGCCGAACCAACTCTTTATTGTCACGCCAATCATCCTCAAAAATGTGTTTTATCACAATACCTTTTGATGCAGCTAAAGTAGTCTTGTGTTCGTGTCTGCGAATCGCATTAGGCCAAGCATCTGAATGCCAGTAGAGTCCGTTAAATTCAAACCCTACAGCCTTTTCTGGCACATATACGTCAATTTCCTTACCATCAAGTATTGATCGGTCTTTGGTTGTTGCGAAACCAAGCGACTCGACAAAGGATCGAATCTCATCTTCAGCGCCACCGAACTTCTTGCATTTTGGGCATGGGTTAGTGCCCCGTGTTAGGTATTCTGCGACCGTCTCAAACTCTCCATGATCTTTACATACTGCTATGACTGGATAAACAACACCTTTGAAAGTTTCGTGTTGTATTGAAAACTTGTCACCGTGGACATTGGTTACATCTTGTTCAAACTCTTGGGGTGTCTTATTTGGTTGATTAGCGTTTTCCTTTTTGCATTCAGGACACCCTTCATAACCAATCAGATGCGATCCTGCTTGCTGTGTGAATTCTATGTTGTGTATCTTGCAAGTAATCGTAACTTGTGATGTATCGTTGACATAAACTGTTTTATCATAACTGTTCTTATCCCCATGCTTTGAAATAGCTTCACGGATGAATGATTCTGTTGGTTTAAGTTTAGACAACCGAACAAACTCTTTAGCACACTCCTGACAACCGTGGTCAGACTTAGACAACTTTATTGGGCTTATCTCAAACCTACCATGTTCCTTGCAGTAAAAGTAGGTCTTGTTGTGCCAACCTTTGTACTCGGTCAAGTCTAAGTCAAACCTATTACCATGCTTTTCTGTTATACGCTTTCTATATTCGTCATCGAAGACAGTGTTGTGGTTTACAGGACGCCCCATGTAGGTATTGTTTTGCTTTCTAATCTTGCGGCAATTCGGGCAGCATTCTTTGGTTAGGTGGTTGCTGGCTTGCCGTTCAAAGATGTGGTTGCACAACTTACAGACAATAGTTAGCCTTGACCTAGCGTCAATATATTCTTCCTCATTGTATTCAAAGATATCTCCAAACCTTCCTAACGATCTTGTTATGAAAGTCTGGTAGTCCATTCGTGTTGTCTTTTTTCCAATCATTCGCATATTCTACATCAACATCTAAGCGTCGTCAAGTGTCCAACAAACAAAAACCGCCCCGAAGGGCGGTTTCACTAATCCTTGTGAGATTAGTTGTTGATGCTGGTGAGGCGGGCGATACCCTTACGGTTGAAGGACGCAAAGTTTGCATATTGCTTAACACGAACGATCTCGTTATCGCGTGCCTCTTGCTTACCGATGGACTCGACCATGATACCGCCCGGAACAGAAGCGGGGTGAATGCCAGCAACGCCGACCTTCTCCGAACCATCATCCCAGTTGCCAACCCACACCGAAGTAAGAGCACCCCCGGCCAAAGCTGCACCGTTTGCAGTTTCAACAACACTCAGGAAGCTGTTCTTGTAGATCGGGATACCTTCGTAACCGATGGTGGTACGACCATCAGGCAGCGTGATAACCCAATCAGCAGGACTTCCGCCGAGCGCGCGAAGCAAAACTTTATACGACCGCATGGTACGAGCGGGCATCATAATCCAATCGACTTCGCCGTCCTTCGACAGAACCAGATCAAGTGCTTCGTCAATCAGCGCGAAGCTCAGAGCCTGACCAGCAGAAGCAGTCGTGAATTGGCCGGAATCAACCATCGAATGCAGCGAGTTCATCGCAGGCGAAACACCAGTACCAGTCGCCATACCAGTTTGGAACAGACGAGCAATCGACTTAGCCTTGGAGCTAATTTCAACAGCCAGTTGATCCACACCAGCAGAAGCGTTCTGTGCTTGGACGAGACCATCCATTTCCACGTCGCCAATCAGCTTGGTAGAAGTGAAGGTGTATTGCTGGAAGGTCGCAGCAGCCTTAGCAGTGATAGCATCATCCACAGCATACAGACCAGCATCGCCAAGGGCGTTCTCGCGGTTGCAGACAATCGCTTGGCCGGTATAGCCAACGAAAGGCAGCATAGAGAACATGGGGTTTACGTCGATGATGTCAGCGATTACACCCTGAACAATCATGTCATTAGTCAGTTTACCGGCTTCGGCAAGGGTTTGTGAGGCCATTTTACTTCTCCTTAATAAAAAGTTGGGTCAAACATTGAGTCGTTGGGCCTGACCCAACTTTCTACTACTTATGCGTTAGGCCAGACCACGCTGCTTCAAGCCTTCTGCAATCTTTTGAGCGTTTGACATCTTACTTGGATCAAGACCACTCGAACTACGGTTGTTAGGACTTGCACCAGCCCCCTTAGAAGGCTTACGCAAAAACTTTTTCTTGTCTGCCAGACCTTCAAGATACTCACGGGCGCTGATCGGTGTCTTACCATCCTTACCGAAAATCAGATTACCGTGTTCATCTCGTGGTACAGCACGTCCATTCTCATCCATCATGAACACTTGACGACCTTGCATCAGAACAAAATCCAAAGCATCTGGATCAAAATCAAGTGACACATACGCTTCACGAAGCTGACCATCAATTACCAACTCAGCCAGCTTCTCTTCCTTCTTCTTCAAGGTTGCTTCATACTCAGCCATCTTAGCTTCTCGTGCAGCAATCTGTGAATCATAATCGCGCTTCATCGCTTCAACACGCCGAGCAACAACCTCTTCCGTCTTACCTTCAGCCAACAGACGCATTTCCTCATTTTCCATCATCTGCTTCTGAAGATTTTTAATCTTCTCAATATCCACACCATCAAACTGACTAAGCTGTTCGCGGTGCTTCTTTTCCTTCTCGATCAACTCTTGGTTCTTCTTTTTCAAACCAGCAACGGTCTTTTCAATCTCCGCTTGCAGGATAGCTTGGATTTGCGGATCGTTCGGATCAATTTGAACACCACATCCAGCACCACCTTTAGTCCCATCACCAGCTTCGTTACGATACATCTGCGCTTGACGCATTTTGAAAATTGACATTTGGTTAGACTCCTAAAGTCGTTGAATGTAACACCACTATGATGTTACTGTTGGTCATATATCATACTTTTAAGCGGTTGTCAAGTATCTGATTGATCTTGTTCCGAATTGTCGTTAGTTGTTGGAATTTGTTGAGGATTTGGAACAGTCATATCGTCTTCACCCAACCCACCAGTAGGGTTATCATCATCCCGCACAGACGCTTTAATCCTAGCGATTTCCGACTCATAGTTAATGCTTGGGTCGGTCAGACCACCCTCTTCAAGGTTCTTCCAATAGGTTTCGTGGCTGATTGCTCCCTGTTGTAGAGCGGCAGTCAAGCTATTTAGCATATTCGCATCTACG